GTGTAGAGAGCCACATAGACTTTTGCAGGACGAGAGTAGTCTCCTCCACCTAGCACATGGTCTAATACCTTGTTCTCCAGGTAGTCTGATTTTGAACCCGCCATTTGTTTTTACCTCCTGTAATTTATTTATATCCTAAAACTAAAGGTAGATATTTTCTTTTCTACCTTCTTCGACCCACAATAAGGGCATCTTCCATCGAAACGTTCAATTAACTTATCGAACTTCTTACCACAGTTTTTACAGATGAACTATAGCATCTACAATATCTATTACCGAAATCATATCATTATCATTAATAATTCTTTGGCAAATTAATGCTGCCTGAACAAAACTATCTTTCAATCTCACCTCCAATATTATCTAATATTTCTGAATTAAGCCAAAATATATAATTGTTTTCTTTCATGGTAAAAATAATTTAATTCCAACTAATGCTCCAACAATAAATAATAATGGAAAAACTACCCATTTAAAAATTAATTCCATTGTACATAAATTTGGCTTTTGAGCTCTCTCCTCAAAAGATTTAACAACAGAAGAAATGCTTATTTTCATTTGTTCACAAGTTCCATCTAATGTCCCTAATTCATGATAAATAGTTGTAATAGATTTTTCCACTTGCTCTAGCCTACTTTCTATTGATTCCAATCTTGAAAGAAGCTGTCCATTTATATCCATAATTTATATCCCTCATTAATTTTCCTTAATACTTTTATTATGCATAAACAATCGTTATTAACCATTTATTTTCACCAAATCCAGTTACAGTAACTTGATAAAAAGTAGTTATAGTCAAAGAATCAAAAAGAGCTTTTGCTTTTGTAGCTACTTCTGTAAAACTATTTGCTACAGTTTGTGCTACACTTAATGTTATTGCCATTTTCTACCTCATTACTTATTCTGTCTTACACCGATTGCCATAAACTCAACTGTATCCCCCGAAGCAGGAACACTTGCACCACTACCACTATAAAGCACCTCTGAAGCCCATTGATAAGGATACAACTTATTCGAAAGCTGTACCGTCTCTGCAGTGCCTAAGCCTAATTGAGAAGAGGTTACAGCCAATCCAGCAGCAGGAACTGTTTTTGCGCCATCTCCTAAAGTAATATATCCATAATTTACTCTTTTATTACCAAAAACAGCCTTAGAAGTAATAGTTACACTTGTAATTGAAGATAAATCTGCCATTTATGAATTATACCTCCTATATTATTATATTTTCTGAGTTCCTACCTTCTCAGAAACTAGAATTCATCATTCTAGGACTACCTACCATTGAGGAAGGGGAGATTAGAAGCTCCCCCGCCTCAATTTTTGACTTTTACGAGTTCAAATCTGCTATGTGGGCTACTGTATCAGGTCTTAAGCATCTGTGCTCAATCATTGTTAAGAACAAACCTCTGAGCACGAGCCTATTAGCCGCAAAGTAGTCTCTGTTCTCAATATATTGTGTTGGATACATAACAGCTATTTCATGATAATCAGTATCCAATACAAAAATATCAGAACCAAGAACAGTGCCACTTGCACTTACGCTCTTTGGAGCATAAGGATCCGGAAGTATAGGAATACCCCTATAAGTAGCTAATTGGAAACCACCACGAGTACCAGGATAAGTTCTCTCATCTCCAACACCAACAATATAATCAGTTACATCCATAAATCTCTGTTGAACTTGAAGTAATTGATTAAGTTTGTCATATTGATCAAGTCCGCAAATAATGAGCTTTGGTTCACCACCTTTTTGCCTGATTGCTTGGAAACAAGAATCAAGAAGTGGGAGCGTTAAATCTCTACCAACACCACTATTATAAGAGACAAGAGCACCAGCACTAAAAGTTCCAGAAGCTCTGTTATTGCTAGAGCTAGTAGCATAGTTATATGCAGAAACTTGAGCTTTTTGACCACCAACAGTTGCATCATCTTCCATACCAATATCAGGAACAGAAGTTAAACCACTCCTAGAAGCAATATAAATAATATCACCAGCAGTAATATCGTTGCCACCAACTGTTAAAGTTCCTGTGGTAACAACTCCAGTAGTCGTGTCAATAGCTGAAATTGCTGCGTTAGAAGCCCTATGTGCAGTACCACTAACATCATACCAGTTGACAGTATCACCAATATTAAAGCTATCAAGTACGCTTGTAGAAACTGTAAAGCTAGTAGCAGTACCATCACTAACTCTATAAGCACCCCCTGCCATTAACTCTGTATCTATCTCCACAATATGATCCCTCGAAGCGGCTTCTTGTTCTACTGCAAACTGATTCCCAATACCACCTTCTAATGCAGAAACTGCTTGACCTTTCAAGCTTACACCAAAAGTAGTAACTACTTGCCTAGGATAGCTGAATACCCCAAAATAATCAGACTTATCAATAGCAGGTAAATCTCCAACTTCGGTTACTGGCCTAGATCTTTGGCCTCCTCTACTGGTACGATTTCTCCAACCAACTGTAGGACCCCAATCAACTTTTTTAATTGCATTGAAGGTTACAGTCTTGTTGTTTAGAGAATCCCAAACCTTCTTACCATATGTTGCAACAAAAGTGTCAGCAACCTGAAGATAAGTTTGTTTCCTAAAGAAATCTGGTCCAAAGAGGTAGCCAGAAAGCGGTCCAGATATTCTACCAAATGCTCCACCGCCCATTGAGCGTTGTGCCTGGCTTAAAAATTCACCTAACGAAATATTTGTATTGGCCATTTCTTTGGTTCACCTTTTAATTTTCATTTTCTAATTCGGAATAGTTTTCCGCACTATTCTATAATCGACCTTTTTCTTATCTTACTCTTGCTTAACTTTTATTCACCAAAGAGGCGGAAACCTCCAATTTTCTCTCTCATCTGGGCTAATTCAGTCCATGATTTCTTTGATAGATCATCAACTATCTTATAAACATCATCTTGAGATTTCTTAATTTCATCAGTCTTTTTAACTTCATCAACAGTATCAATTCCACGCCCACCTTCAGTATTTATTCTTGTTACATCTGGTCTAGTTGGAACAAATCCCATTTTTCGAAGCATTTTGTCAGTTTCACTTTTTACTATATTAGGCAAAGCTTTCTTAATTTCAGCTTTAGCAACTTCTACAGAATCAGCTTTATTTCCAAGTAAAGCAGCCCTAATATCCTCAAGAATAGACTTTAACTCCTCTATATCATCTCCTTTAGTAACTTTTTCTTTATCCTCATCTTCTACCCATCCTTCCTCTTCCGCTGGCTCTTCCTCTTTTTCAGGAACTTCCTCTTCCCCAACTTCTTCTATTTCATCCCCTGTAGTACTAGTTTCACTGGAAGGTGTACTTTCACTTGAAGACTTGTCGCTTGAAGACTCGTCACTTGAAGAACCGCTGCTTTCAGAGCTAGAAGTATCTTTATAAACAAGCTGCTTCGCTATATTTCCTGCAGGCTTATATTCATCTGGCATATCTCCACCCTCAATAGCAGGTGGATTTTCCCGAATTTTTGGTGCAGGATGAATATTTGCTCTAGACTGAAATGCATCTTGCTTTTCTAAATATGTTCCAATATCCTTTAGAACACTTAACATTTCTCCCCAAAGTCTGTCGTCCATAACTTTAATTTATACCTCCTTAAATTAAATTTCAACTGGGCTCGACCTAACCCAAGATAAAATAATCAATAATAATAATATACAATACAATTCATATTCTTAAAAACTTTAACTAATATAATATTGAATATAATTAAAAACTTTAAAAGCTAAGATAATTTATGAGGAGGAAATATAGAAACAGAAGATACAAAAATAAATTGGAAATTAAGTAAACGAAAAACAAAAGAAAAATTCATTCCTATAGCAGATTGCCCGAAATGTGGGCTAAAGAATACTCCATTATCTCAAGAACATAAAAAGTTTAAACATAAGAATACTGGGCAAGAATTAGATATTTGGTTTCTTAGTTGCCCTCGATGTGATGCTCTCATTAACTTTGATAAAGAAACAATGAAATGCATTAAAGGTTATATTGGTTTGGAAGATTTAGAACAAGCAGGATATAAGAAAGTATTAAAAAAGAAGGGAAAAATCATTTAATGTTTTCATTAAAATAAATAACTAATAATAATCTAAAAGCATATAAGGAGGCCTAGAAGAAGTTTCAAGAAGAAACGCTTAATAAAAAAGCAAATTGGGGAAAAGAAGAACTCAAGAAAAGAATGAATAAACTATTAATAGAATGCATGGAGGTTTCATTAAAATGAATAAATTAATTATAAAACTTTCAAGTAAAACAAATCAAATTTTTAATTTATCAATAACATAAAAATAAAACATTAAAAGAGCTAATAAAAGAAACACAGCAATAAAGTTTATGCCAAATAAATTAATTAAAGAACGATTGCCTCTTATTATAGATCAATGTAAAACACAAAGAGAAGCAGCAGAGCTTCTTGGGGCAAGTGTCTGGTATATTTATTACCTTACTAGAAGACTAGGAATTACTAAATGGAGACAAAAAAACAGAGAATATAAACCAATTCCAACAGAAAGAAAAATATGCCAGGAATGTGGTGAAGTATTTACTTATCTTCTGATAAGCAGAAATCCCGGTAGATTTTGCTCTAAAAAATGTCAAGGTAAATGGCTAGGGAGGAATTATGGATTTAAGAAGAAAAATTGAGGATCCACTTTATTCTCTTAAATGGTTTATTCAAAGAGGAAAAAGAGGGTATGCAGATTATGATTGGTGGAATATGGATAATTATTTATGTCGAATCATTATATCTATGTTAAAGGAATTAAAGGAAAAAAGATGTGGAGATCCTATAGGCATGGAGGAAATTCAAACCCCCGAAGACTGGAGCAATAAAATTGATGAAATGATAGAGGCATTCGAGGCTGCTGAGAGAGTAATTAACGATGAATATTATTTACAAGTTGCTCCAAATTTTCCTGAACAAAGGCTAACTACAGATGAAATTAAAAAATGCATTGAATTACGCAATGAAGATGAAAAGATTTTCGAAGAAAAGATGAAAATTTTTACTAAATATTTTTTTGCACTAGGGGATTAAATTTTAATTTCATTGGGATCATAAAGAACATTAAATTGAGCGAGAGAATTAACTGGTGTAGCGCAATTATGAACTACTGCAAATTCCGTAGTGTAACTTTCATCTTCATCAACAGCTAAATTATAAACAAGTCCTTCATAATGCATCTTTTCAATTTTTATTATTTTTGAAAGCTTATTTTCACAAAATTCTTTTATTAATTCTTCAACTTTTTCTTTATTTTTTATTTGCGTATCCCAAAGCACTAAACAATCATATCCTCTTTTATTAAAATATCTAATTCTTTCTAATTCATCTTTCTTTGTATGCCAATAACTTCCATATACTTCTATTATCTTATGATCACCATTCCAAAAATCAGGAAATTTACCTTCAATGTTAAATTTTCCATCCCCCGCAAATTGCCATTGTCCTTTATATAACTTTTCTAAAATATTGAATACTTTCTTTTCAATGGAAGTTTGCTTATTATTAATTCCTCTTAATTTATTAGCTTGAGAAATAGCTCCTAAATCTCCTGAAGCAATTGTTCTTCCTTTTCTATTTCCAGGAGCTTTGTAACGGCATTCTTGGCTACAGAATTGTCCATTTTTAAGATAATGGGAGCCACGAAAGCACGGTATTTTACAAATTGGGCAATCTCCAATATATTGATGATATGATATTAAATCATCAATCTTTATATTTTTAATAGGAACCCAATCATAATGAGTGCCCTTATGTTGACCTTCGTATATTAAAGTTCTAATAGGATGTTCTTGAGTTGCTATTAATACCCCATTCTCTGTAGTGATTTTAATTAATTCTTCATCAACAAAACGATTTGTAATTTTAATAATCTTTCTCCATTTCCCTTTATGAGAAAGCACAAAATCCTTTACAGTAACATTTTTGATTTCTTTTAAACCATTTTTTGTCCAAATTTTTTCGTTTTCTGGTAAACATATTGTAATTTCTAGAAGATCTAATTCATCAATTTCTTGATATATTTTACCTCCTTCCATAGCATCATGTTTTTTCTTAGCTGTTCCTGCAACCGAAAAACTTTTTAAATTTCCTTTAATAATTTCGTCCCAAACTTTATTTGCTATTTCTACATCGTCTCTAACCTCAACTACACATTTAAGACCAAGATTATCTACTTCTGTTTTGTGTATCTTTCCAGTATTTGGATCCGTCCATTTTGGTAATGCTCTACCAACAAGAACATCTGAATGAAATACAGTTATTGGTCTATATTTTTCTTCAGACATAAATCTTTTTACAGCTTCTTTTAATGCTAAAACAGAAATTTTTTGATCTTCGCGATCTACAATTGCTACACTCGCATAGCCTGAAATTATCCTACGATTTGTTAATGGAGGTATTGAGGAAATAATTTTCGCTACTTCAGGTTCTGAAATTTTTCTAGTTTCAATTTCTTTTTCAACCTTGCTTAATAACTCATTCATAATAAAATATTATACTATAAAAAAAGAAATATTAAAATCTTTAGCCGAAACTTCTTAAGCTAAATAACATTCTATTGAAAAATTTTTAGCTATTATAATATATACAATTAAATATTGTAAAAAGAAAAGAACGCAAATATCAAAAATTAAAGAGACAATCAGAAAAAGGAGGAGAAAATGAAAGATTCAGGATGGAGTTGGAAGTTAGCAATAGCAATATCAATATTGTTTTGTGCAGTAACAATATTGCTAATAAAACTAGTAGGAGCATAAGGAAGGTCAGTACGAAAGGAGGTAGAAAATGTCAATTGAAAATAAAAAGAAAAGAAGTGCTCGCCGCCATAAAATGAAAACTCATGATGGTATGACCTCATCCGATAAATTTATTAAAATTCTTGATAAAGGATTAGTACCAAAAATTAAAAATGAAACCTCATGAACAATATTATACAATAGATAGAATAAAAACTCCTAAAGAAAATATCCTTGAAATACTAAAAATAATTATACCTATTGAAATATCTACGGCAAAAATGTCTAATTGCTTAACATACGGATATTCTTCTCTCTATATTGGCAATATTGTAATATCCCCAGTTTATATTGATAAAAATAAATATATAACACGCCCCATAATTATAGATAAAGCTCATTACTTTAACTGGATTTTTATACGTATAGAAAAATTTTTGCCATCCTCTCAAACAGGAATGATATATAAATATTCAACAATTCCAATAAATAATAATAGAATTTGTCTTGCAGATTTAAAAAGAAAAATTAAATATCTACGCTTACCTACTTCTGTCTTTATTTTAAAATAATAAAATTTAAAGAATATAGAAATAAGAATTCAATTAACAAAAAGATTTATTAAATCACTAAATAATTAAATTTTTTAAAGATGTTTTTAACTATTATAATAAAAATAGAGGTAAAAAATGAGACGACATTTGCAATATTATACAATAAATAAGACAGAAACTCCAAAAGAAAACATCATTAGAATGTTAAATTCTATTATGCCAGTAGAAATGGCAATTAATAAAATGACTGAAGTAAGTCAAAAATCGTCTGAAAGATTATATATTAAAAATGTGCTTATATTTGCCAGTGATTCCAATTCCGATATAATTTCAGATATAACTCGGTTTCAGAGAATTGCTTTACGAGTAGTTCTTAATAAATATGGGTGGAGAGATAATATTATAAGAAGAAGCGTACGAGTACACTATGACCGTGTTTGTCTTACATACTTAAAAGATAAAATTGAAGAGTTATCTTCAATGTATCAAAAAGAAGCAGATAAACGAGAACAAAGAAGAATTGAAGAAGAAATTGAAAATCAAAAATTAGATAATATAATGAAAAGAAATTTTCTAGATGATATCCCTAATACTTCATTAGGAAGACTCTACAATAATCCCCCCCCAAATGAAAAAAGATTATATCGTTTATTGCTAAAAGTAACCGAACAAGAAGTTGATGATCTTGCTTCCTATATTATTAAAGTAATGAAAAAATGAAAAAAGTAACTGATAGACAATTTAAGAAATACTTGAAGTTTTTAAAAACAGAGGACGACTGGAGAAAGGCTCTTATCATTCTTTGGGCTATCAAAAATAAATTTAATAAAAATAAAATTGAAACATTTTATACTAATGAGGTGGTGTCATTTACTCGGCCAAATAACACAAAATATGCTGGGAAAAAAATTGGGATAATAATAAAATTAAATCCCAAAAGAGCAAAAATAAATGTGGGTGTTGGTAATCCAAGAGGAGTATGGATAGTTCCATATTCTTATCTTGAGAAAGCATCGAAAGAAGAAATTTTTCAATTATCAATAGCAAAGTTATCAGAAAAAGTGTAAGGAGGAGAAATGATAGAAGAAAAAATTGAAGAGCTTTTTGCTTTAAACGAAAAACACCACTACATAAAGGAGGAGGTTCTTTCTAGAGAAAAAGACCTACTTAAATATAATGCCGAACTTTCAGAAATTTTGAGGGAATTATATGCAAAAAAAGCTGAGTTGGGAGAATTACTTGCTCCATTAAAAGAAAATATTCTATATGAAAAAGATGGAAAGAAATACTGTATAGCACACAATAAAAACAATATTGCTTTTATAATACTCACCGTATCACCAAAAGAAGCAGAAATAAAACTTTCATTAATAAAACTAGGGGCGGAACAAAAATGATAGAAGAAGAAATTACTAGTTTTATTAATATTAATATAGAAAGAGAAAAAATAGAAGGAGAATATGATAAAATCAAACAAAAATATCATGAAATAAAAGAAAAATATATAAAAAAAGAAGCAAGAATAAAGAAATATTTAAAATTAGCAAAAGTTCACTACACTACAATACAATCTGACAATAAAACGTATATTATAGCATTAGATTATAATGGATTAAAGCTAATAGAATCTACAAGTTTAAAAGACATAGATATAAACCTGGCTTTACACAAATTAAATGAAACTAAATTTGAAAATGAACGAGGATAATTTCTGTAACTTAATAGGATGCATACATGCACATTCATGGCATTATACAAAATTTTGGATAGTTAAAAAGGAGGAATAAATGAGAGAGATTAAGTTCAACTACATCTTCAAAGACCAGGAGGGTAAGTTTCATAGGCTTACAGAGACCATTGAACAGATAGAGGGGTGCATTGATGTTT